TGATTATCACACTGCGTTGAACGCAATTAAAGCCGCTGATACGGCTTTTATGGGTCTTCCGGCTAAACTTAGAGCTAAGTTTGACCATGACCCTAATGCGTTATTGCAATTCTTGAATAACGAGCAGAATCGTGATGAAGCGATTCAGCTTGGTCTTATTGATGGTCAGCCGGTGGCTGAACCTATCGTTTCTGCAGTAGAAACACCTAAGCCAGACGCGTAAGCGGATGGCAGCACAGTTACTCTACTTGATGTAACTGTGCTAGGTGACACTTTTACCACTGTTTTTAACTACGGAGTGCAATGTTATGAAAGTTTTACATAGAAAGCCAATGAGCAAACATAGTGCAGCGAAGAAGTTTCGTCGTGGCGTTAGCAAGACTAAGAGCATTAATATGCGCAATACACCGCAACGCGGTGGTTTTAGACTTTAATTTGTATGGCGTGTTATAAGCCCTTAACGGCTTATCAATGCGCTGACAGGTCTATAATTTGGCGTGAAATACCGGGTGCGGACGTAGTCCGTACTTTGTCATTGCCGTGTGGTCAGTGTGTTGGTTGTCGCCTTGAACGCTCACGTCAGTGGGCTGTTCGTTGTATGCATGAGGCACAAATGCATACTAGTAATTGTTTTATTACTTTGACATATGCTCCAGAGCATTGTCCTAAGGATATGTCTTTACATTATCCTGATTTTCAGTTATTTATGAAGCGGTTGAGAAAGCATTTTGAATACCGCAATGAATATTTTATTGATACGGATGGGGAGCGAAAGCTTAAGAATCCCATTCGATTTTATATGGCAGGTGAATATGGTGAACGTTTTGATCGTCCTCATTTCCATGCTTGCATCTTTGGTCTTGATTTTGAAGATAAGAAGTTTCTCCAAAGAACGCAGACTGGGTCTATCTTATATACGTCAAAAGTACTTGAAAGTCTTTGGCCGTTTGGTTATAGCTCAATTGGTGATGTTAATTTTGAGTCTGCTGCTTATGTTGCGCGATATATTATGAAGAAAATTAACGGTAAAACCGTTAATGAAAACCACGAAGTGGTTGATGCTGATGCGCATTATCAGTATTGTGATTTAAATACTGGTGAGATTATTCAGCGTAAGCCTGAATTTAATAAGATGTCTCTTAAGCCTGGTATTGGACAGGCTTGGTTTGATAAGTACATGTCCGATGTTTATACAACGGACTCGGTTGTGGTGCGTGGCAAGAAGTGCCGTCCACCGCGTTTTTATGATAATAAGTTTAAAGAATTGTTTCCTGAGGATTTTGATGGTATACAATATAAGAGAGAGTTAGATGGTCGCTCTCGATTTGAAGATAACACTTTAGAGCGTTTGGCTGTAAAGGAAAAGGTCGCTTTGGCTAAGTTATCGCTTTTAAAACGTAAGATTTAAAGGAGTTTTTTATGAAGATGGTTATTGTTTCTATTTTAGATACTGCTGCTCAGGCTTATGGCCGTCCAGCTTATGTTGCTTCTGAGGGTGTTGCGATTCGTCAGTTTCAAGACGAGGTTAATAGAGCTTCTGATGATAATCAGTTGTATAAACATCCAGATGATTTTCAGTTGTTTTACTTTGGTACGTTTGATGATAATAGTGGTGCTATGGATTTGTTGGCATCTCCTAAGATGATTTGTCGTGCTAAAGATGTTATGATTCGCGACGGCGAGTAAGTTTTTTTTAAGCCGAGTGATTCCATATGGAATCATTCGGAATTCTTCGGGAGATTGCTATGCATCGTAATAAGTCAGTAAGTTCTCATAGCTTTGCTATGGTTCCTAAAGCGGAAATTCCGCGTTCTAGTTTTGATACTCAATACGCTCATAAAACTACGTTTGATGGCGGTTATTTAGTTCCTATTTATTGTGATGAGGTTCTCCCTGGAGATATGCACAATGTTAAGGCAACAATGTTTGCGCGTTTAGCAACTCCATTGTTTCCTGTTATGGACAATTTGCATTTAGATACTTTTTTCTTTTTCGTACCTAACCGTTTAGTTTGGTCGAATTGGGTTAAGTTTATGGGTGAACAAACTAACCCTGGTGATTCTATTTCTTATGTTGTTCCGCAGATTACTTCGCCAGCTGGCGGTTATGCTGTTGGTTCTATTTTTGACCATTTTGGTTTACCTACTGCGGGTCAGATTACTGGTTCTAATACTGTTACTCATAATGCTTTACCACTTCGTGCTTATAATTTGATTTATAACGAATGGTTTAGAGATGAGAATTTACAAGATTCTCTTGTTGTTAATACTGGTGATTCTGGTGATGACGTTACCGATTATTCAATGGTTCGTCGTGGCAAGCGTAAAGATTATTTTACTGGTGCTTTGCCTTGGCCACAAAAGGGTGATGCTGTTACGTTGCCTTTAGGCACGTCTGCTCCTATTTCTTATGCTTCTAATGGTTCTACTGGTTTAGTTCGTAATACTTCTGGTGCTCTTGTTACTGGTTCTACTACTAATATGCAAGCTTCTACTGCAGGTCAGACTATTGTTGCTGCAGGTGGTACTGGTATTAATTATGATCCTAATGGTACTTTGTTTGCTGATTTGAGTGATGCTACTTCTGCTACTATTAACCAGTTGCGTCAATCTTTCCAAATTCAGCGTTTGTTAGAGCGTGATGCTCGTGGTGGTACACGTTATACAGAGTTGTTACGTGCTCATTTTGGTGTTACTCCACAAGATTATCGTTTACAACGTCCAGAGTATATTGGTGGAGGTTCTACTTATGTCAACGTTAATCCGATTGCTCAGACTTCTGCTACTTCGATTTCTGGTGGTGCTACTCCGCTTGGTAACTTGGCTGCAATGGGTACTGCGTTGGCTAGTGGACATGGTTTTACGTATCATGCTCAAGAGCATGGATACATTATCGGATTAGTAAACGTACGTGCTGATTTAACTTATCAGCAAGGTTTACCGAAGATGTGGTCTCGTGAGACACGATATGATTTTTATTTCCCTGTATTTGCTCATTTAGGTGAACAAGCTGTTCTTAATAAAGAGATTTATGTTACTGGTACATCTACCGATGATGATGTTTTTGGTTATCAAGAGCGTTGGGCTGAGTACCGCTATAAGCCAAGTCAAATTACTGGCTTGTTTAAGTCTACAAGTGCTGGTACGATTGACCCATGGCATTATGCTCAGAAGTTTACTTCGTTGCCTACATTGAATTCTACGTTCATTCAAGAGACACCTCCTATTGAACGTACTACTGCTGTTGGTGCTTCTGCTAATGGTCAGCAGTTTTTGATGGATGCATTTTTTGATTGTAAGATGGCTCGTCCTATGCCTATGTATAGTGTTCCTGGTCTTATTGATCATTTCTAATGTAATATGGCTGGACTACTGGGAAACCAGTAGTCAGCAAACAAGCGGAGCGCGTTAGTTATGGGTATGTTTGATGGTATTCTTAATGCTGTGACATCGGTTGCGAAGCCGATTGCACAAGCTGTTTCTCCTATTGCCCCTTTACTTGGTGGTTTAGCCGGTGCAGCTGGTTCTTATTTAGGTACTCAGTCTGCTAATGAGGCTAATATTGCGCAGACTCAGGCGCAAATGGATTTTCAAGAGCGTATGTCTAATACGTCTTATCAAAGAGCGGTTAGCGATATGCAAGCTGCTGGTCTAAGTCCGATGCTTGCTTATTCTCAGGGTGGAGCTTCTGCTCCACAAGGTGCTGCGGCACGTGTTGAGAATTCTTTAGGTAATGCGGTTAATTCCGCTGGTACTAGTTTACAGTCTGGTGTTAATTATATGACTGGTGTTCAGAATGTTCGTAATATGATGGCTACTGAAGCTAATACTGATGCTTCTACTGCCAATTTGGATGCTGATACTGTTAATAAGATGCTAATGTCTAAGCAGATTCCTGAATCAACGAAGTTGATTGTTGCTCAGACTTATGCTCAAGACGTTATTAGTCGTATGAATACTGCTATTACTGAGCGTGAGCGTAATATGCTTCCTAAATCTGCTGCTGAGGGCAGATTTTATGATAAGTTTGGTATTTCTCCTTATGTTTTACAACATGGCGGTCAAGCGTTGAAAGACGCTACTTCCGCTTTAAAAATTGGAAAGTGATATGACTAAAATTTTTGTTCGTAATCCTTATAATTACGATATGGCTCTTGCTTCGGAAGAGTCTGGTCTTATTTGTAAAGACCCGAGTTTAGCTCAACAACACATGAAGGATGAATGTGATATTAACGTTTTAGTTGAGCGTTTTGGCGTAACAGGCAAGATGCCTGTAGCGCCTTTAGAGCCGTCATACGGCGATTTTAGTGGTGTAGGTGATTACCACACCGCATTGAATAGAATTAAAGC